GAGTTCTCGGATCGATGATGCACTCATTGTATAACGTCCTGGTGTGGACGCATCAGCGGGCAACACTATGGGAGTGCCGTAAACTTCTGGACGCAATAGGTGATTGATATACTGTGTGGGAACCGCTTCCTCAACTCCTTGAACAACTATTTGTTTGTGCAACCATGCTGTGCGTTCGTATGGATCCCAGTACATTAGGCTAATAACTGTTTTGTCATTCACAAGACCCAGGTCCAAGGCAATCACACGCTGAACATTGAGCATTTCAGCAAAGTTGATAGCACCAGATCGGTAGGTAGGCCAATCACGCAATTGGAACACAGCACCTTTGCCCATGATAGGACGCCCTTGCATACGAGCCTCTCGCTCGTGTGGCAAGTAGTCACGCTCTAACTGTCTGCGAGTTGTGTTCAACAAGAATGGTTCGCCCCAAAGGTCATATTCAGGCACATCATCCCAGGCCACACGTATGTAATTGTAACCTTCTTCACGGTTCCAGAACTTTGACACCAGACCATTTAAGCCTTTGAGTGGTGTAAACGAACACAGTATCATGCCTTGTGTGGTGGCTGTGCGTGTGACTATTTCACTAAAGAAATCATCTGGTGGTTGTTCATCAAACACCGCAAGGTCCAGTTTAAATCCCTGCAACTGTCGCACTTCCTGTGTGTAGTTGGCAAACAACAAATAACTTTTACCGCCACTTGAATGTTTAATCTCTATGCCAATGGCGTTGGCTCCATCACCGCGCATGGTGTCTGTGACAATACATGATTTTGGTATGGCTCCTGTGCCTAAGGCGTCACGCAATTTGATATCTGGTGAGCCCAGGAGTTCTTGTTGTAGCACCAGGGCAACCTGGCTCCAGCCTTCACCTGCTACCATGCAAGTGATTGGCTTGCGAAACCTATGTCCCTCCCACCAATCGGGATAGATGCCTGTGAGGTGCATGGCTGTTTCATAACAGGTTGACACCGTTTTACCAATTCTGTTGGCAGCAAGAATGCCTCTACGGTCACTCACTGTGCGAAAGAAACTTTTTTGGTGTTCAAACGGACGGAAGTACTTGAGTTGGTTGGTGGCCATGTCATCGGCCACAGCAATGGCCAAGTCTCTCAAGGTCTCTTGTGTGTCGTGATCAAATTGATGTAGGTTGTCGGGCTTGAGATTGTTGTGATCACAAACCCAACGCACCGCACGACGCATTAACACGCCTGGATCCAGCATCAGTCAGCCCGTTCAATGGGCCAACTATGTCGCACTTGTTCAAGATGCCAGAGACTCTGTGCAAGATCAGCAATCTCTGTGGGAGTGGCGGTCCAGGTTGTGGGGTCGCCCAGGTTGGTGCCTTCTGGTTTGTTCAAGCAATGTTGCAAGCGTTCCATAATGAGTCTTTGCGTGTGCTCTAACTGTCCTGGGAAGCGACTCACAAAGGCTTCACGATTGGCTTGATTGACCTTTTGCATTATTTTTGTGTCATCTGCACGACGCTTTTCTACAGCATTGTGTATCATGCCATCACGAAGTGTGTGGTCAGTGCTCATGATTCCAAATCCCAGGGATTGGCTGCCGCACGTTGATCCATTGATATAAAGTCTCTGTCCACATACTTGAGCCATTGATTTGAATCATTGTATTTGAATGTCTGCATCATGCCTTTCAAGCGTCGTCCTACAGGAGTAAGCGTGCCATCTTCACGCTGTAGCACTTGTTCACCTGTGCGTGGATCAACCCACTTGATGATCTCTGGACGACTGCGGCCAAACTTGTCAATCTTTTCACCAGTGGGTCGCGGCTCTATTGGACCCAGTACTTCATAAGTGATCATACCATTGTTGTATTTGCGGAATGTGGTGTGCATCTTGACTCCACGTGCATGATACTCTGCATCACTATGTGGCACAAATGCTGAAAAGAATTCGTTTTGTAATTCATCTCTTGAGGGAATGGCAGGATCTCTTGGTGGTAGTTCTTTCATGGGCTCTTCTGGCACCATGTCAGTCTTGTCCAAGTATGGATTACCTGCACCAATGTATTTAGGATCCACTGATTCACCGTTGAGCACATCCATGGCCACTTGATACTTGAGTCGGTTGGCACGGCCTTTAAGGCTCAGCACCACGCCAGTCTGATCAAACACAAAACGTTCAAGGTCAGTGGCGGTGGGAAAGTCTGTCATCAAACCTTCCAGGTCATAATCAGGCGATGCAGATACCGCAATCACAGTCTTAGGCTGCACTGGTTCTGCTCGCACAGTTTTCTTTTCAGTTTTCTTTGGGGTTTCGGGTGGGACGTCGTCCCAGATGTTTGCCTTAGTGGCAGGAGTGGCTTTGTTCATATAATAATCCTTTCTAAACAAATCAAAACACAGGCTGGTCAAGCCTGTGTGGGGTTACTCAATAACCGGAAGTGGCACCTAATGCACCTTTGCGAGCCGCTGAACTCTTGCCGCCATTGCCCCGGGTAGGACCGCGTCCCACGTTGGTGCGGGTGTGCAAGCCTTCTGTGGCTTTGTCATGGTATGGTTCCATGCCTTTGCCGCGTGCCGCTACAGCATTGGTAATCATGTTGGCCAGTTCTGACTTTTCTGAACCTGTCTTGGCCTTTTCGGCCATAAAGGTTGCTCGCTTGGCTCCAGGGTTCTCGTTGCCAGTAGTGGGACCACGCTTTTGGTTAATGGTCTTGGCTTGTGGGTTTGCTGTTGATATTCTTGCCATGTTAGTTTCCTTATGCTACTGTGTAGCCTGATACTTCAGTCACTGTGGCCGCTGCCGCTTGGATCTGAGTTGGGTATGCGAATGCTGAGCCGTCTAGGCTGCTGACTCTAACTGCCACGTTCACTGTGTTGCCAGTGGTGTTATAGAAAGTGGTTGACAGTGGTGTGCCTGCCGTTGCTGTGGGCCCAATTGCCGCATTGGTGCCTGTGTTGACCCAACCATAACGGGCTGGGGTGGCTGTGACATTTAAGAACGCATTCAATTGATAAGCAATGTTGGCTGTGCCAGCAAGACCAAACGCACCTGATGTAACGTTGCTGGTAATGTCTGTGCCCACATTGGCTGTGACTGCTGAATAGGTCACTTGCTGTGGACTTGTGGCTGTGACATATTGTGTGGCACCCAATTGTGCTGGGAACGCTGTGCCAGAAGCCACGAATGTCATGCCTGTGGTGGTGCCTGGTGTGGTAATCACATTGGCTCCACCTCGAGTGGCACTGAGCACAAAACTTGTTGATTGATCAGTGGCTATGATGTAGTAGGTAGCAGGTGAAGTGTAGCCGGTGATTGAACCTGTGCCCAATTGCGACCCTGACACAGACACAGTATCACCCACATTGTAGGTATTAAAACTATTGGTGGTGAAGCCACCTGCTGTGTTGGCAATTACAACGTTGCCTGGATTGATCGCAGGAATGGTTGTGACTGTGTTAATGGTGAATAGATTCTGACTGCCGGTGTTGACAACCGTTTCTACTGCTGGGGTTATGACTGTGGCCATGTTGTTTTTCCTTATTTGTATTGTGTCACGCCTGGAGTCACATACACATTGCCTGAGCCTGAATGGCCGGCTGCTGATATGTAAAGATTGCCTGTCTGATATGTTGAATCAATTGCCAACATGGCGTAACCATATGGTGGAATGATGGCACCAATACCATTGGCACCTGAACTTGGCACACTAGCGTTGGTGTTCAGACTATCAAAACTGTAGTTCACTGCCACAATGTTGGCAGCATCTTCGTTCACACAATACAACACATTGGGCACACCGTATGCACCTGTGGTCAGCGTTATGGAGGTGTCAGTAGAGTCATCAGTGTAATAGATAACTGCTGAATTGCCTTGAGGGATAAATGGTATCACGGTTCAATCCTTAATATTGTTTGCCTGGACCATAGTTGAAGTCAACTGATCCGGCTGCGGTAGATGGTCGGCTACCTTTGGTTACTTTGCCATATGCTGGACCACCTGACTGTCCTGCACGGATCTTGTCTGGGTTGCCTGCATAGTTTTGACCAACCTTGGGTTCCCAACTGCGTGTGCCTGATGGATTGCGAACCTGACTGCCTGCATTGATTCGGTCAGCATTGATCTTTGTTGATGGCACTGTCTTTGTGGTAGGCGTGTCACGGTATGAGTCCATGGTCACGCTTTTTGTAGCACCAGGCTGGCCAGGCTTACCGCTGCCCATGTTGCCTCGAGTGGGGCCACGACCGAAGTTGACTTCACGGCCATCATTCAGATGACCTGACCAGGTGTTGGTGTGCATCTTTTGATTCACACGACCATTGGTCTCACGCTCTGCACCGTCAAACTTGAGTGTGGTATCACTCTGTGTTATGGGATTTGGTTTCATTTGGTTTTTCCTTTGGGCATCGAAGCCATTTTATCTTTTTTCATGGTAGCACTAATCTTCTCGCCAGTGCGTTTCTTTTTGCCTGCCACGGCGTAAGCGATGGCAACTGCTTGCTTCACAGGCTTGCCTGCGGCAACTTCTGTGCGGATGTTCTTTTGGAACGCCTTGGGTGATTTTGATTTGTCTAAGGGCATATTGTTATTTAGTTGGCAGGTGCGATACCAGCGATTTGGGCTATGGCTTCTGCAAAAGCACGTTGCTTGGCCACCACAGCATCATCGCTTTCTATTGTGGTCACTTCGGTCTTGTCTGCTACCAATTTGTTCATAAACGCTTTGTCATAATCCCGCACACCGTTCCAGTCACTTCGCTGAATGGCACCGGCATAGTTCATGGCCAGGACTTCAGCGTAACTCTTGCCTGTGGACAATTCAATATTGCTCATGAGGCTTTCTACAGTGACCTTGGTGGTTGAACCCTTGGGTCTACCACCACCAGGACGATAACCGCCGCGACTGGGTGACTTGACTGAGTATCGTGCTGAAGTTTTTTCTGTTTTCTTATCCGTCATGCTATTACTTATGCACACGCAAAAAAGCCCACCGGATTGTGGGCTCAAAACTTCTTAGGGTCGTGCAAGGAGACCTAAGGTTTTAATTTTGCTTCAATCTTTTTCATTGTATCAACCAATTCGCTTAGATAGAAACTGATATTGTACAAATGGTCTGGTGTGGTCATTCCATCGTAATGGTCTTTTGGATTCAGATCTAAACTGCTGATTTCATTGCTGATTTCAACTATGCCATCTGCAATTTTCGTGATTGCTTCCATTGCTTCGTGTTCTGCGCCTGTAAGTGTTTTCATTGTGTATCTCCTTGTTTAACAATAAGTCACAAGTATAACACGCTTTCCAGTGCTGGTCAAATCGTCTGGGTAAATATTCTATATGAAGATCCCCAAATTAAAGTACTACTATTATGCCTTGAACCAATCTGACTACGATCAGTTTGTGCAATCGCGGCAATTGTTGATAAATCAACCTGCCCAAATCAATATTGCCACAGGGCAAGTGTCACGTGTGATACCGTTCCTGTATCTCTACAGCCAACCCACTGTGGCGGACACACGATTCCGTCAACTGAACCACTGGACACAAACTGTGTATGTGCTTCGCATACCTGCACACATCATACCCAGAGCACATTTGGAAGCCACTGAGGATCCACGGGGCATGTGGTTGTGTAGAGCCAACTTGAGCGTGGCTCATTGTGGGGTAGAAGCATTTGAACTGGATCCCACTGAACCTGAAGTCAAGTTTGAAGTCTTTGCCACCAGCCGGAGAACACATGAGAAAAACCACAACAACCTGGCGTAGGCTCCAAAACGGCACCTGGAAACAAAGCATCACACTCACTGTGCCTTACCCACGCCCAGTGCTAGAACTGCTGGAAAAGTTGTCCAAAACACCTGTGGCTCATGAGCCACCCAAGTAATCTTGTTACGCTTGTTACGTGATGTTACGTGATTTCGTGGTTTTTGTGCTGTAGGAAAAAACTTTACCCTGGAAGTAAAAAATTGCTGTTGAGGTTTAAAAAACCACGTAACAGCGTAACAACGTAACAAGAATCACTAAAAACATACATAGCGGTGCCGCTCGTGCTGTTTTTTGCTGTTACGTTTTTGTTACGTTTTGTGATCTTGTTACGTTCGCCCAGGATATTGTGTCAGTGTTTCTACTGATATTACACACACATGTTCTCAAGCAACAGCAAATCCAGCACAGCACTACCATTGTATTTTTTGTTGCACACAGTTGACCACTCAAACTCAAACTGGGTACAAGTTTTTGTGTGTATAATCTTTTTCTGTATTTCTTGACGGGGATCTCCTGCCTGCGTGATCGTGTAACGCTTGCGTTCTGCTACTTCAAAGTCTATTCTATTGCGTTGCAAATACTCTTCAAACTTGGTCATAACATTTAGATCTTTGTGTCGGGCATTGTCTGTGAGTGCTCTAACTGCTTCGCCCAGTAAATTCTGCGGGAACATACCGTTCTTTACAAACACAGGCAACAACTTGTCAAACGCCACTGTCACTGTGTCTTTTTGTGTTTCAAAACGCTTCAAATAGTCCTCGCCGTGTAGTGCTGGCAACACGCTCATTGTGGCTACTGAATGCTTTTGTATGACATGTGCCAACCAAGCGGCAACTGCTTGGGGATCCTTGATCAAGCGTTGTGCCAAATCATCCAACCAGTCCCTACTGCTTTCCTCTGTGCCACCCACTTGACGTAGCAAGTCAAACAGCACAAGATCTGTGTTGATTACTGAGTAGCGTCTGTCCTCACCACCATCCGAGCCACCGCTTAGTTTTACCACGCCCTGCTGGTTATTACTAATAAACAAAAAGTTGTAGTTTCTGTCCGCCATAGTAGCATCAATGCCCTTTTTCTCTATACGCATGTCTTCTGAACCAGTTGCTTGCTTGAGTTTGCCAGCGGCCAGTTCTTTCTCTTCTGGCTCGTCGTAGTACAACACCACAGCCATTTCCCAGTTTGCATTGAACTTTTCCAGTTCCTCTTTGTGTGCTTGTATGATACACGCAGGCGTAAAGATTGTTTTGAGTATTTCTACAAAACGTCCCTTGCCGTTACCACCTGGCATGCCGCCCAGGTCAATGTTGGGTGTGTTGGCATTCTTTTCTGGGAACAAGTACTTGAACGCCACCCACTGCTCCAAGTGTGCAATGTTCTCCTCTTTGCCCCCGGCTACTGAGTTGATCAACACATCAAATCTAGGATCGTATGTGTGTGCGTTTGCGTAGTCTGGTTTAAGCCACTGTGCTCGTATCACACTCATCTTGTTGTATACCTGGCTTTCATCCCACTTGCCCACGTTAAAACTTGAAGTCACATCCAAAAAACTTCTTTTGCGATGTTCAAAGTAATCTATAAGTTCTGCAGGGTCTTTTGAGTTTATGGTTGTGCCTGCCAGTTTGCTCATCACACGCAGGATTCTGGGACCTGTAAACATCTTGAACTGTGTGTTGCTTTGTGTGACACCGTAGTTTTTGCAATAGATAAACTGATCCAGCGGAGCAATGTAGCCCATGTAGTTTGTGTCCATGGCCGCATCCACAAGTGGTTGTTCAGCATGCCAGCGTGTTTTTCTGTCGCGCTTGTTTTGTATTGCTTGTGCCTGTGCAATGCGTTTTTGTATTTCTGTATACTGTTCCCGTAGCGCACTGATCATGCCACGCTCGCGTATGCCCTCTTCTGAGTCTGGATCTGTTATTTGTGATAATCTTGCTTCTCTGCCAAGTATGTTTACTTGTATGTCATCCAAGTCCCGCTGTAGTTGTGCTAAATCTTTTATTGCCATTTCTTAATCCTTGCATTTACTGAATCAATTTCCAACTGTGCTCTTGCCAGTGCTATGTCTCCTGCGGCCGCTTCGCCAAGTATGTGTCTTACACTACCAATCTTGGGGCTTCGTTCTGCGTTGTATGTTCTGTATAAACGTTGATACTCACCACGCTCACGCTCGGGCCAGTACTGATGCATCAACACACCTGCCGCAGCCGGACCAATGTGATGTGCTGTGGCCCATGCTGTGGTACGCCAAGTGTCATAGTCCAACACTGTGTATTTTTGTTGCATGACCATGAGTAAACTTTCAATATCCCAAACATCACTATCTGTTAAACTGCTCAAGTCTCTTGGCGGTGTGGCTGGCACATCTGGATTGGCATGCTCCAACCAGTAGGCCAATACAGCATCTGGCAAGTCTGCCACACCCACTTCACCAGGTGATCTAATCCATTCATAACAGCGTCCGTCACGTAGTGTGCTGGGTGGCATGACACTTTGTGCTCCTGCCCAACGGAATTCAAAACCCTCGCCCTCAGCAATTGCTTCACTTCGCGTGTGTGTTATTTTGTGTGTGCGTATCCATAACCAGTAAGTGGGTGGTACTTTAAACGCCATTTGGCAGCGATCCTGCTTGCCTGAAGTCCAGGTTGCTGTTGGCGGCAAATCGCAACCAATTGTGTCCATAAACCAAGTCCATGCTGAAGTGCCATCAAAGTCCAAGGCACATGTGCCGTGGCTGACAGGACCCAGTAACAGGCCCACGTTGGCACTTTCAACGTCTTGCAACGCCATGGGACGCTGTTGCCAGTTGTTGGGATATGGTGCTTTCTCGCCAGGTCTTACATTGCAATAACGCCAGCCCGGTATACATTCCAGTTCAAGGTTTAGCATTTGTAGCCTTTGTGTGTCGTTGTTTTAGCATTTCCAAAATTGATGCCGCATCATTAGATCCACTAAATCGTACGGTTACCTCTGGTGCTTGGCCTTTCCAGGGATCCCGCATTATCTCAATTGTTGCTTGGGGGGTTTCGCGCCATTCTGCCCAGTTTGCCACCACTGTGTTAAACTGTTCGTAGAATTGCTGTTTGATTTCGTATTCTGTCATATCGACTCCTGTGCTATACAAGGGCCCAGAACACTATTATTCTCTGACTTATCGCAGGGCCACCCTGCTTGACAGGGGCGGTAAAGCATATCCCTATGCTTTCACCGCGAAGCCCCAGCGAAGGGGCTTGTTGGTGGATAGTTGCGATAAGTCAATTATGCTGACTCGGCATCAGCATAGTATTTATTATACACTTAAAAATACTAGAAATAAATCAGTTTGGTTAAATACATTGTCAGTAGTGTTGATGGCAGCAACAATCGCGTTGCTGACATTAAACGCAGAGTGTGGTGAGCACTCCCTCAATGACCCTGTAGGTAAAGTGATATGGTCATATTTGAGTCCTTTCAAGTTAGGTCGTTATTGCCATTTCGACCGTCCTGGCTCACCCAACACTACTGACACCTTTTATTGGATTGATATGAGTATACCTTGGTCAACTGGACCAGACCCGCACCTGCATCGCTTGTATGTGCAATTTGGTTATCATAGAGTCTCAGCAAGACTGCGCGGAGAAACTTGGGATTTGCCATGGGAGACATGGCGTGATATCTGGCTACCCAACTGGGAGTTCAGGGGTCGCAGAGCAAATGATCTTTGCTTGGCCCGTATCGACATGGATGGGCCTTGGTCGGCCGACAACATACACCTGCTCACACGTAGAGAACACAGCCAATTGATTCGGGAGCATCACCGATGATGTGGACCTGGCAATCAACATCAGGCACAGATGTGCCCCCAATGGTGGCTATGGCACAAGGCCACTTTGAACAAGAAATAGACAACATCTTCCAACCAGATCCCATTGCCTATGCTCGCAATCTAACACTGGCCACCGTGCAACAATTTTACAATCCCCGCGCCGAGTTGTTAAAAGTTGCTAAAGAACGCGATACTGACCGTATCTTGGCTTATACCTGGGCTATTTGTAGCGAAAAAACCGCTTGGTCAGATGAGGCCATGATTTGTGCAAAAATGGCACATGTGGACTTGTCGCTGCCTGTGCGACAGCGATTACGCCTGGTAACAGGCATGATTGTGCTTTGGGAGACCTGGGCCAGGGAATGTGGGGTTGACATCATATGCTCTACCACCATGCGTAGGGATCAAGACGGATTCTTAAAGATACATGAGAAACTGGGTTATGATGTGCGAGGAAGTTTCGCATACAAGAGGTTGAGCACTGTACAAACCGGCCTGCCAATTCCATGATACCTGGGCTAGAAACACTCAAAATCACCCAGTTCTTGATAGTGCTCTGGGAGTGTTAACCTAGCGTGGCCTTGAGCATCCAAAGTGATTTTTCAATATCCAGAGACTGATCTTGACCATAATTTGATATTTCTTCTAGGCCTTCCTCATCGGCAATCTCAATCAGTTGTTTGAATTCATCCAACAAGTGTTCCAGATCTTCCTGAACCATTGCAAGCAAATGATCAGCGTCACCAGATAGTTCACCTGTGTCAATGTGACTCAATTCCAATACTTCAGAGATATCACAAGGCATGTATTCATCCATGCTTCTCAAGATTTCACCAATACGATCAATTTGATCTTGACGGCGTGTGTATATGCCCTCTAGCAACTTGTGATCACTACGGAAGTTACGCCCTGTGATGTTTACATGTGCCACGTGGCTGCGAAAGTACGTGACAAAGTTGTCCCGGAATATTTGCGTTAGTTGTTCTGCTGTGTTCATAGTGTTACTTACTTCTTGTTGAGTTTGTTACGCACTTTAGCGCCGAATGGCTGTGGATCATCTGCTGTCCAAGTCTTGCCAACAGGCACACGCTCGCCTGTGACGGCATCAACTGCTGTTGCGGTAGTTGGCGGCACACGACCAGGTGGCAAAGGCCAATTGCCTGTGTCAACAGCGGTCACTGTAATAATCTTGTTGCCTTCACGATAAGATCCTGTGGAAGGCTTGCTGGCCACTGCATTGAACGTGTTTGCTTTGTCAAAAGCCGCGCGATCAGCGTGTGGAACTGCACCAGTTTCTTCACCTGTTTTCATTTCCAACACACCAGGAGGTGCGTTGCGTTTGGCATATTCAGGTGATTTAATCTGTTTTAATTTATCTTCAAAACTTGGAGGAGTCCAATCTTTTGGATTACCAACTCCAGTTTTTGCAGAGGCTTCAGGCAATTTATTTTTGCCTTCATCAAAATATTTTACCACTTTTCCGTTTTCCCAAGTAATCTGTTGATCTCTTGCGTGATAAATTTGTTTCACTTCTAAATTATTTCCAACTTTGTTAAATTCCCAAGTCACAGCAGGCTCATTACGGATACCTGTAAATGTCTCTATATATCCACTACCATCAGGATTGCGTTTCCAAATAGCAGGAGCATTGTTATAAGTTCCTGTGCCATATACTGTGGTTGGTTTGTTTTTTGCGTTATCCCATGTGATTTTAGACATTGCATCGTCGTGTGCTAATGGACGGTCATATGACCCTGGTTGACTAAATGCATCATCTTGAGATTGTATTTTGATACGATGCTGTTCAATAATTTTTTGTCTTTGTGCTTCAGCCGCTTGTTGTTCTGCAGCCGCACGTTTATTTGCTTCTCTTGTGGCTTTGGCTTTGTCTGCAGGTGTTTTGGCATTGTATGTGTCTACAGCAGCCAGTTGTTCTGGAGTTTGTGGAGTTAATCGATCACGCAATGATGTTAATGTGTTTGTGGTTGTAGGAGGTGTTTCGGGCACGGCTGTGGGTGCTACAGGAGCAACTGGTGCTTCAGACATAGGAGGAGTATAACCACCTGCTGCCTGGGCACGTTGTTGTAATGCCGCCACACGAGCCGCACGATCTGCTTCAGTCTTGGCTGCTGTTCTAGCACGAACTTGATCAATCACAGCCTGTTGTTCTGCACTCATCGCAGGAGCCGCTGGTTGTATTCTTGCGGCAGCCGCTTGCTGACTTGTTTCAGCAGGTGACACAGGTGCTGATGGATATTTTTCCCCTAGTGCCGCTTGTCCCACTTGGGGCAAGTTGGTACCTGCTTGGCCACCCTGCGTGGCATATATTGTGCTGGGTTCTACTGGACCTGGAGAGGGAGAAGGATTGTAAGTCAGTTGTGGCACTTGTGGCGGTTGAAATGCCTGTTGTGTTTTTGCCGCACTTATTGTTTGATTCAAACCTGGATCAAACCCCTTGCGAGCCAACAAGTAGTCTGCACCGGCTTGTAGGCCACGACCAATACTGTAAGGACTAAACGGCACACCTGTAACCAGGGGAATACCAATGTCCACAGCAGCCTTGTAAGGATTGGCAATGTAATCACTCATCACACGCTCACCAAAGGCCTGTGCACCTTTGCCAGCCACAGGCATTTGTTTGCCTGCTATCTGTAATGCACCGCGTTCGATAGCATTGCTGGGCAATTCGCTGATGGGTCTGGTGTATTGTGGCGATTCTGCTGTGGCCACATCAATTTTGCCTTCGCGCAACAGTTGTGCGCCTTCAGGTGTGATGTATGTTTTGCCTAGTGGTACCAAGGCTGATTCACCACCAGTGGCAGCATTGAATGCGCCCTTGGCTGCTTGCACCGGTGCCATGGCTGCTGTTCGGATACCAGATCCCACTGCTTGTGCGCCAGCACCGATTGCTTGTTCTGTGGCATAAGCGCCACGGCCCACTGCCGAACCCACACGACCTGCCACAGGTGCTAGACCCAA